TCTCTATCTACTTCTGGGGAGCAAATAATCCTGTAGAAGAAGCCTGCGAAGATCTCATAAAAGAAGAGACAGGCATAAACATAGAACTCAGCCCTGGCTCAACACCAGCAGCTCCAACTCCCCCTGCTAGCACAGGGAATAAAGCCTCCTCATAATGCCTCATGCGCTCTGTTATTTGATGGATCGCGTCTTCAAATTTTTCACACTTCTCCCTCGTCTCCACAAGTTTCTTTTCTAATTCGTCATGCCTGCTGAACATGCCCCTACGCACATTCCCGAGGCTCTTTTCCAATCCTCGAATCTCGTCTTTTAGTCTTTCAGTTTCTGAAATTTCAAATAATTCTAGCTGAATATTGGACATATTAAATCCTCCTATGTATTAAGACAGGAAGATGATATACCAAAGGAAAAACGAGGTCAAGATGAAATTTCTTATCTTAGCTTTTGGTTTGTCATCCCTCATCCTAAGTTCCTGTACAATCAATATAACCATCGCTGACACTCATGGTTATGCTAATGATTTAGTCGATGAAACAGCTAAGACAGACGCTTCCGCTGAGGTTGAAGTCCCTGTCAAAACTATATAGGAGAAATTATGGAACTCCCTTCGAATGCCAAATTTTGGGCATGTGTTCTTTTCGTCGTATTGATACTTGTAGCCTCCGGAATTACCTATATAATTAAAAATGAAAAAGAGCCTGCTGCCCCAACTAGTGACGCTCTAAATAAACATTTACAAGATCTAGAGATTAAATCTGTTACTAAAATTGACAAAAAACTTGGCAGATTGATATCTAAATAAACCTATTTTCGAGTCCTGTCACGTCCCTAAATGGGGCTGGAAGACCTGGCCCTCCCATGGCTTCAGCATACAGCCTTTCTAGGTCTTGGGGAGTCATCCTCGTTTGTTCTTTCCCAAAAAAGTGTGTATAGAGCGCATATCGCATCGCATCCAAACTGTGATCTCTGTCCTTCAAAGGCTTATCCTCGCCAGTCTTTCCACACTTAGGATCCCAAACATACCCCTGTATCTCCTTGATCAAAGGCTCGCACTTCCTACAGATCTTTAATGTACCGTTGGCGAGAAATTTGCTCGTTAAGCGAATTCCATCTAGTACTTCATTTTCTGCATCAAATAAGTTAGAAATTCCCTCACGCCCTAGTTCCAGCTTGAAACTGGCTGCTGATGGGTCAATATATATGGCTTTGACATATAGTCCCTGAATGAAGGTTTTTAGGTCTTCAGCGTATTCGCTATCTGTTTTTTGCCTCTGCTTTACCTTGCTGTCCCAGTAGTAAACATCTTCAACCCAGATATTAGGATATTTGGATCTGTTTATCCCTATTAGAACGAAAGAGCAAGGATTAGTGGTTCCATAGTCCACGCCAACAATATAAAACTCAGCTTGACCAGGCGGAAAGTCAATGACATGAATGTCAGAGTCAAAGAAATCATAGATAGCTCCCTCAGCCTGTACCCATTTTCCTTCAATAAATCTTTGATGCCAAATGCCTTTATATTGTCTTCTGAGGTAGTCTTTTTCGTCTTGCGTGAGCTCGGGATTATCATCAAGAGTGAACTTCCAGCTTTTGACGTCAGGATTGTCTGTGAGGAAGTCTTTTTTTAGCCAATGATAGGGGCTGTCAGGGTTAGTGGTGGCGAAGATCCTCGCCCCTTTCATCGCACACCGACTGATAAGGATCCTAAATACACTTTCAGGAATAATTGTGGCCTCGTCTACATAGGCAGATTGGAAGGTGGCTCCCCTAATTTTGCTCTCACTGCGTTCATCGTCGGCCCCCACAACATGAATATTTTTACCAAAAATATGCATCTCTCTCTTGCCAGAGTAGTATCTAACATCCTGGCATCCAATCATATGGATGAGCTGAGGTAGAATGTTTCTTTTGAATGTGTCGTAGGTCCTGGAAATCATACAATACTCACCAGGAGGGCCAAAGGTAAGTTCCTTTAACCATCTCCAAAGACTGATATAGGTCTTCCCTGAGCGAACAGCTCCCTCCCAAATATTCATTCTTGCGTCTGAATCACTTAAGGAAAAGAGCTGTTTGTCAGAGAGTGATTGCATTAAATGCACTCTTCATGAGTTTTCTTTAATCGCACATTTCCATATGAATGGATATCTTTTTTTCCATCTATTGTTATGTTGGTTGAAAATGGAGGCTTATTTCTCCATTCATGATTTAGACACATAAACAACGCTTGTTTAGTCCTTGGTCTTAGTCCTCTTTCTTTACACCAATCTAAATAATCTAAGTAAATATCATTACTAGTCGTAACACAATCATAATCATATCCAATTCTTTCTGTGTTAAACTTTCTTACTAAAGAATCTTTGTTTACTCTTTGTTTACGAACTTTTGTCCCTGTTTTAACCAATTTCCTTGTTTTAAGGTCCTCTACCTTTTCTTCCAAAGATTCATAAAACATATCAAGCTGTTCTAGTTTCTTCTCAACTTCATCTTTGCAATCTGTTTCATCATTATCTTTGCAATCTGTTTCATCATTATTGCAAAAAAAAGTAAAATAAATTTCTGTAGGTTTGTTCAACCCTGTCCATTTAGCCTTTATCCATTCAAATAATCTCATTTTTTTTCTCCTCTTAAAATGGTAGTTCTTCATTTCTATCATGCATAGTATGGATAGGAGGAGAGTTGCTAGCCCTTTCAGGAGGAGAGTTGCTAGCCCTTTTCTGCAATTGAGCTTTGACTAAAAGTTCTAACCACTGAGATATAGCTTTTAGGCTTTCGCTAATTTCTTTAATGTTCCATGCCATGTATTTTTGGCTAACTTCTACTGGCTGTATAGGCTTGCGTTCATCTTGATATGTCATCTTTAATTCTTCTTTTTTGTTTTTTTGTTTTTCTTTAATTTTTTCTCTTCCAGACTGGCGATCTTTTTTCTCTTATTGGCAAACTCAAATGATATTTTTGCCTCTCTAGCGCTATCCTTCGCCATCTCAGGAGCGCCCTCTTTTTCCTCTTGCCCCTCTTTCTTCAAGGCATATTTTCCCTCTCTACGAGCTAGTGTGGAGTACATTTTCTGCCTCTTCACTACGCCTCTTATGTCCTGCTCTTTTTTCATATGGCGCTCTTCTTTTTCTTCTTACCCTTTGTAGGGATGTTTGCCCCTGCCTCTCTAGCTGTGTTCAGCGCTATGGCGATTGCCTGCTTCTTTGGTTTGCCTGCGCTGATTTCAGTCTTAATGTTTTCTCCTACTGCTTCTTTGCTTCCTGACCTGATTAGTGGCATCTTCTTCTTCCCCTTTTGTTGCTAGGCGCACACCTAGGTTGTAAACTTCATTTTCAATTTCAAACAGGCTTGACCTGATCATCTTCTCCTGTATTAAAAACATATCTTTTTTTGTCAACACAACTTCTATGATCTTCTCCCCATCTAGGGTCTCGTAAATTATATTCATCTTCTCTCTCTAGAACTTCGTCTGCCTTGTCCTGCAAGACATTTTTTATCAGTGGAGTTATTAAAATAATGGTTGAGGGCTGTTCTGAAAAGACTTTGTTTACTTTCAAAGAGCATATTTGACAGTCATCAACGAAGATAAAGTCATTCATAGTGTCGAGGTAAAATTTCGTAAGGTTGTCGATGTCAGGCCTTTTCATGTGGCGTACTTCCCCAGCTATCATTTGCTCCCTCAAGGCATTAGATGCAGACTTTGGGATTGGCATGCCAAAGGTAATTTCCATAGCTATAGGAGAGGAAATCTTAGGAATGGTGAATTGTGGCATGAGTTGCCACCTGATCATTTCCTTTTCTTTTTTTTGTTTGTCATATACCAAACTGATATTTTTATCTCCATTTCTTAGCATCTTATACCCAGGTCTCTGCCAGGGGATCGGTTGTCCATCTATTTTGAGATTCAACATCGCTAACCTCAAATTGAATTTTACCCAGACATATGTGATGAGGATTTATTTAACAACTTATTTTTCTCGAAAGATGTTGCGAAGAAATGAGCTCATGAAATAAGATTCTCATGGATCAAAAAATAACGGAGGAAAAGATGGACGAACAGATTCGCCCTGGATATACGAGAGTGACAGAGATATTGGCCCCATGGAATGACTTTAAGGGTATTCCTGAGGATGTTTTAGAGAATAAGAGATGCATAGGAGTCAAGGTGCATGATGCTATCAGCCTGTACCTTGAATGTGTCCCTGTGATAGTTGATGACAACGCAGCTGGGTATTTCGACAGTTTCCGTCAGTTTATGATGGACTCCAAAGCATCTGTTGAGCTGATGGAGAGGAGATATTATGACGATAGGCTAAAGATCACAGGGCAGATTGATGCCCTTGTGAAGTTTAAGGAAGATGACGAACTTATCATCGTAGACTGGAAGACGACAGCCTCTTACACCAAGAGAATAGGTCTCACATGGGCCCTACAGGGGGTATTGTACCACTACCTACTGGAGCAAAATGGGGTGTCAAATCTGAGCGATAGGATTATATTTTACCAGCTGAATAAGGAGGGAAGACCTCCTCATGCTAGAGAGTTTCGCTACACCACAGAATTAATGGGCATAGCGGCGGCGATGTTAGAGTGTTATAGATATTTTAACCCTTTAGAGGAGTAAGGCATGGAAGTTACCGTCAGGGAAAAGCATTGGCATGGGCAATATACATATGAGCCCGTGTGCGAGATGTCAAAGATGTTAGCAGAAGTATCTAATCAGAAGAACTTGTCCATGAGGATGATCAAGACCTTAAGGAAGTATTGCATCCTCGTCAAGATCTTGCCAGAAAAAGGCAAAGAAAAGGGAGGGAAGGGAGACAAGGGAGAGAAGCAGAAAGAATAGACAAAAAAACCCTGCACAGACTGTTGTGAGTCTATGCAGGGAAAACTATCGAAAGGACAACCATCAAAACGGAGGTTAAGATGATGCCGCCTTCCAATATACCCAAAAGGGTATTTCTTATATCGCAGAAATTTGGATCATCCTCAATAAACTTAACATTGAGCATGTGAAGATGCAGATTCAACTAGACACCATAAAAAAAATGCTAGATAAGAAAATCTAGCTCAAAAAAATTAAAGACAGGAGAATTTTATATGACCTCAACAGCATTAGCCATCATTGAAAATCAAGGGTGGGATAACAAACTCATTGACTACATAAGGGACCAGGTGTTGCCTAACGTCAGCGATGAAGAACTTTTATTTTACTTTACGATGCACAAGAAGTTAGGGCTCGATCCTTTCTTGAAAAACATTTGGGTCATCAAGTATGGAGGGAAGAACCAATATGTAACATCGATCAAAGCCTTGAGGTCTATAGCTGATAGGACAGGGCAGTTTTTTCCATCATCGAAGAAGACAGAGTTTGTCTATGATGAGAAGGGGAAGCTTGTGAGCGCTACTAAATATATCTGTAAGCTAACCCCTAATGGGATCTTGGCAGAAGGTTGTAGTACTGCGATGTGGTCTAGCTATGGCAAAGATGCCAAAGGTAATGACAAGGGGAGCTGCTGGAAGACTCACCCTGAAGTCATGCTGGAGAAATGTGCAGAGGCTAGGGTCTTAAGAGAGAACTTTTCTGAGCAACTTGGCGAGCTGTACCTACAAGAGGAGTTTGATGCAGGGCAGGCAGAGCAGACTATCGAGGTCCAGGCTAAGGATGTTGCAGAGTGCAAGAAGATCATATCTTCTGGACATGCTAAGTTAGGAAGTGAGGAACTTGCCAAGTTAGCACATAAGGCCTCAGATATCATGATCAATGACCCTGCGCTCAACGCTGTCGTCATCGAGAAAGATATGGTAGATTTTCTCACAGATTGGCAAAATATAAAGCCATTGTACCCTACCATCGACACGCTGCTGACCTCTAATAGAACAGCGATCCTCGATGCCTTTATGAGATGGCAGGGCAAACACGCCGCTTAAGCCTTAGCCCTTCTTTTCTGCTTACCGATACACTCCATGGTTGGGGTGGTAGAGAAGAAGGGCTTTTCTATGCCCTTTATTCGCTGTCCATTGAATTATATAGTTTAGGGCAGTCCGATACACCAATGAACATGAGATCGTTGAACCTAGCTCGATTCTGTGCGAAATAAAGGCATTCTTGGAAGGTAATAAAAAGGCCAGGGCTGTAAACCCTGGCCCAACTTCTTCGTTGACTGAAGATTTTTTATCTGCTACAAATGGGGAAACATATAAACCTGAGACAGAAGGCTGGTTGCTTGGCGGCGATCCCTTCCATCTCACTACAAGGAGATTAATCCATGCCAGGACATGATCGCACAATCCCGGAATTTATAGCAACACATCCTGAGCTTAGTGATGGAGCTCGAGTTTTCTACGGCCTCTTAACAGCGCTGATGGAGTGGGGATTCTGCTGGGCCACCAATGCATATCTGGCAGAAGTTTCTGGAAAGACCCCTCGTCGTGTTCAGCAATACCTCGAAAAATTCAAAGCGCTCAATTTCATCATAGTTGAGAGGGAAAAATGTTCCCATCGCCTCATCTGGACTAAGGCCACATTTGCTGAGAAAAAAGATCATATTGCTGCCTGGGAACGCGCCAATCCTGACATGAGTTTTCAAAAATATTTTGGGGACGAAATGAATTTCATGGGGGGGGGGACGAAATGGATTTCACCCCCTATATATAAGGTGGATAATATATATAATACTAAGAACATAAAACACATAGAGGAGTGGCCTAAGCCTCCGAAGCCAAAGCCTGCAGCGAAGGCCAGCTCCTCAGTTTCTGAGAGAAATTTGCCCAAGCAACTGTCTCAGCAAATGCAAGGGCCACCTCCAACGCCTGGCCCTAAAAAAATGGCCGAACAGACTGCCGACTTGCTGAAGTCTCCTATCCCCATCGGAGGCGAAAAATACCTTTTCCATCCCAACGATATTCGTTGGTTTTTGGGCTTTTCCCAAACTCTCGTATGTAACGCCATAAAAATTGCCCACACAGAGTCTTGGCAAGGGAAAAGAATTTCTAAGTTCGTCCCCTATGTGTTCAAAATTTGCTGCAATCTGAGGAAAAATCAATGAAAAACAATTGTTGTATAGATGCTGAGATTTTAGTTTTGTCTGGAATGATTTTAAATGACGACAATTTAAGTTTTGGAATTGAAAATTTAAAACAAAAAGATTTTGCTATTTTAGATCATGGAATTATATTTTCTGTGTTGCGAGAGCTCTATGAGGCTGGATCGCATCCTACTCTCGAAAAAGTAGCTATAAAACTCAAAGAGCATCGCCTACTTGAGGGCATGGGAGGGGTCCCTAGACTTGCTGAGATATTTGGTGCCTATGTCGCAACCAAGGATGATTTGGGAGATTATATAAAAACTGTCAAGAACTACTCCCTTTACAGAGTACTTGAGCTTTTGTCCAAAAGAATCTCAGCGCTTTTAGAGCAGAAAGACACAAAAAATGCTTCAGAAATGCTGAGAGAAATCAAAAAAATGATAGACATAATCGATGAAAACATTGAGGGAAAGTTAGGCTCTGACTTCTTTGATTTGAAAAAAGAGTTTGTCGACGAATTGAGAAAAAAAATGAGCGATGACTGCCCTGAGGTATATCTATCCACAGGCATAGATGCATTGGACATGCTAACAGGTGGCATAGAGGGCGGGAAACTTATCACTATAGCAGCTAGGCCAGGTATTGGGAAAACTGTGCTAGCTATCAACATGGCCGTAAAAATGGCCAAGGCCCATAAGCCTGTGTACTTTTTTTCGATCGAAATGGTCTATAAGGAGATTTTAGACAGAGTATACTCTCAATTGTCGTCAGTGGACCATCAAAGCATCCGCATGGCAACGCTTACAGAATATGATTTTGAGCAGATTGTCAAAGCTGGGGATGAGATCGATAAGACTATGTTATTGATTGATGATGAGGGTGGAATTAAGATTGATGATATAGTGTCAAAATCAAAAAGAGCAAAAGAAGTTTTTAATATCTCAGCTATTTTTGTAGATTATCTAGAATTAATCACTTCAAAAGACAAGCCAGAATATCGAAGACTTGAAATCGAAAGCTTCACCCGAACCCTCAAAGCCCTCGCTAAAAAATTAAACATCCCCGTCATCTGCCTCGCTCAGCTCTCAAGAAAAGTTGATGACAGAGTAGGGCACTTGCCCCAGCTAAGCGATCTCAAAGAGTCTGGGTCTATAGAGCAGGATAGCGATCTTGTGATTGCCTTAAGCAGGAGGGATGCTTACGATGAGCATGACCGTCCAGGTGAGGCTCAAGTATATATTTTAAAAAATAGGCATGGGCCTACGGGGAATGTTAGATTAAGATTTGATAAAGAACACTCACAATTTATCGAGATTTTATGAAAAAAAAGAAAAAAATGTCAAGCAAATGGCTTGAAGATGCCATAATGTCTTTAGTCAAAGCTCGCCTAATTGATAAAATTTCGTGTTGGCGCTCCTCGATGGCAAAGAAAAACATCGACTAAAATTCTGCTCAAAATTATCCTCCTTGATTTGACATGACAAAATCAAGGAGGATTTATGCCTAAGACCCTTCTCATCGCCCTTGTTTCAGGCCTAAATTTTTGCCACATTTCTGCCACTTCATTTGACAGGTCATACGTGGTCACCTTGGATATCGCCGTCAATGGAGATTATTATTTTGTCAGCATCAGGGAGCCTTGCCAATTTGCAGATTTTGATCTCGCAGCATGTACATTTCTCAAAACAAAAGGGCAAATGAATTTTTTTAAAATTGAAAGGGGTTGCATAAATATTTTAAACCCTGAATTTTTCCCAACAACAAAAATGGAGGCAGAGCATGCTAGGAGTACCAAATGAGACCGATGAGAGATGCAATGATTTCGGAGGGCATAGCCAAAAATCTGAAGAGTTTCTTGACAGCATCAACGAGGTAATGAAATCTGCGAGAAAAAATCTAAAAACACTAAGCCTGGAGTATAGAGATGAAGACGATGATCAAGTATATTTTTTGGAAACGAGGAAAGACTTCTATCCTCTGCAGTTGTTTGATTTTCTGCGCCGTGACAAAAATCCTGGCTAACGAGGACGGCGAGAATTGGGGGGCTGGCCGCGTAGACTACGACAACCCAGGGCAATATGATTGCTGCGGCAGGGCTGGAGCTCATCCCCAAGATGGGGGATGTAGAGGGCCTACGGGATATGACCGTGGAGCTGATGGGCCAGCACATAGGCTGTGCAGCGTAAATTATGCTGGGGTCCCCGCTGTATTTGTTGGGTATAATGCTGAGGTTTTGTCGAGGGCTTTTGAGGCTAAGGGCGCTAATGGCTCAGGAGGGTTTTTTGCTGATTGCTGACGGGCAAAGAAATGAAGTGGTGGAGGCCGCGAAAAAGCCTCCACCATAATAGGACAACGCTATGACGAATTGTAACACAGACCACATTATCAGACAACAGGTTTTTATTCTGGGACTTCCCCAAATATTTTTTCGTACGCATCGACTGACAGGAAGTCCACGTACCGATATTGCAACTCTCCTTGGTTTATTGTCCACTCTATGCCAAGTCCACTTGCTTTGTAGAAGAAAAGTTCAAAAAATTCTCCACTTTTTTTCTTATATAGCGTGTGGGTTCCATGTATCTTTTCCACCACTGTTAACATCTCGGCTGTTTCTGTGTCGTATTTCTTGCCATTGATAATTTTTTTCATTTTACATCCCTCCCCCAAATTGTTTTATATTCTTCTGGAAGCATAATTTCTTTTGAAAGTTTTTTAAGGTCTTTTTCGTCTGTAATCCAATTTATATCAAGAAATGGCAAGTCTTGATACTCTTTAAAATCTTTCATAACTGTGTAATAGACCCCAATAATTGTTTCTCCTTCTTCATAAATGCTTAAGATAGCAGCTATAGATGATCCATCGGGATTACTGAGGCAATCTCTACTATAAGATCCAAGTAATTCCATGTCTTTTGTATTGTAAATAATTCCTTTTATCATTTTTCTCATTTTACATCCCCACACTTTTTGAATATTCTTTTGACTGTACAATTTTGATTTCGTGGCCTAGCTTTTCTAGCCAAGAAAATACTTTTTCGGCCCTAATCTCGTTCAGAGCTCCAGATCCTTGCCCGAGGAAATCCATCAAGTCCCACGCCTCCGCGTTAGCAGGCTCGTAATAGATTTGCCCTGAGCGAGTATACTCTTGGCTAAATTTAATTTGGTCCATATTTTCCTCCGTTTTTTGTTGTCTTAACACGTTTTTATTTTTTCCTCAATTTAATCAGCCCACAACGGCTGAAAATCTGTTTTAGTGAAATCGCCTTCGAGCGCTTCCTCAGTTATCGACATCAGCACTCCGTCTTCGTTGTAGCATTCACGATATTCGTCTTCATTCCAAGTAAACCATTCTGAATGATCCTTTTGTTCAAAATGTTCTCTTAAAGATTGGCCGAACAGGGTTTCCATTTCTAAGTCTGTCATTTCTAGTCTTTCCTTTTTTTTCCTCATTTTTCCTCCGTTTTTTTGTATGAGCTACTCACCATTGCTCATGAACCCATGATCCCATGACCTCATGAATAAAGGCAAGATATATCGTCTCATTACATGAATAAAAATAATCTCTTGACATAATTCTTTAATCTTGTATGCTCTGAAATATAGCTTGAGGGCACAATATGGCTAGACCTAAATTAGATCTTGACGAAGGACAAATCCATAAATTGGCGAGTATTCAATGCACAATGGGCGAAATCGCTGCTGTAATGAAATGCTCTGTTGATACGCTGGAGAATCGTTATTCGGAAGTTATCAAAATTGGCAGAGAAGAAGGCAAACAATCCCTTCGGCGAGCACAGTGGAAAAAGGCCCTTGAGGGCAATCCTGCGATGCTTATTTGGCTTGGGAAATTTTATCTAGGGCAGAAAGAGGAGATCAACTTTACGTCCTCAGAGCCTGATGTGAGGGCACTCCTTGAGAAATGGGAAGTGACGGCAAAGAAGAAGAGCGATTTCACACATCTAGGCAAGCCTCAAAAGCCTACAGACCTACCTCAGCAGGGATATGGTGGCTAAAGCTGTAGGAGTATTGCTCTCCGTCACTCAGTGTAAGTATATAGGTCTGGTCTGCGTTCATACAATTTCTTGTTTTGCCTTTTTAGATCGTGGATTTCTGCGTCCAAAATATGGATCATGCGGTATAAGTATACGATATTGCAACTCAAAAAGAAAATTGTCAAGGATTGCGTTAGCTCCACTATCTTCT